TAAGTGCTGCAGGATCTGGGGCTGCAGTTGGAGCTGGTCTTGGTTACTGGAGTGAAGGAACTGAAGGTGCTGTAGGTGGGGGTGCTTTAGGAAGTGCTTTAGGAGCTGCAGGGGGAGTTCTTGGTAGAACGATTAGTAAAGTTTCCGGTGCTACTAAATCAGCTAATGTGAAAGGTGATTGGGCCAGGTTCACAGAAAGTATGGATCCAGAGACTGCAGCCAGGAATGAATTTTATGCGGGAGATACCCAGGTAGGTAAAGAGAAGGTCATGGATTTAACAACATTGGCCAAGGGTGTTACCGCTCAAGATGTAGATGTTATTTTTAAAACTGGTGAAGAATGGAAAGATCAATTTTATGATGTCAAAAGGTCTGGTCCATTCATGCAAGATGTAACCAAGATTGTGCAAGAAGGTGCTGGTGCCCATCTAATTGAGGGAGAAAAGCCGGCTGTATACATAAACTTGGATTATGAAGGTCCGAATTCTTTAGCACATGAAATTGTTCACGCAATGTCAAACCTGGATGGAGTGCAGGATCAATTAAGCACACTACAGAATATGCTTATAGGCCAAGCTGCTGGCACTTCTGGAGCAAGAGTAACTAAAGGTCTGTTAAATGATGCTCAAATCAAACAAGCCAAAAAGGATTACAGAGACAAATTGTCTGACCCTAATAAAGACAGATTTGATAAGATGGATGATGCCTCTCAGGAAAGAGCAATGGTTGAGGAGATTGCTGCAGATTATTTTGCTTCATTTATAAATAAAGGGAAAAGTGATTTACTATTAAATACTAAGAAAACCTGGGACGTAAGTTCTAGGGAATTTTGGAGAGGTCAACTAGACAAGGCTTTATTAAATTATGCTGACTCAGTATTCGGGAGAATGCGAAACTCTATGCTTCGTGGTTTTGGTCAAATGTTTGAGCCTGTGACTGGCAAAGTTGAATCTGATTATGTAGGCAAGAATGGTGAGCCTGTGACGATGAGTGCTGAAGTTAATGCTGCTCTTCGTGAAATGATTCGTGGGAAAAAAATCATTCGTGAAAAAATGGATCTGCACAATGATCCAAACCGATTTGTTTTAAATCCCAGGTCAATGTCACAAAATGAAATGAACCAGCTTGGATCTCATCTGTCACGAACAGGAATGTTTGATGTAGATGATAAAGGCCGGCATTTCTTAAAAGATGATAAGACTTTGATGGATGAAGAAATAGCTGCGGCTGAAAACATAGTCGAAGCCCTAGAACAAGCCGGTGACACCACTGATCCTTCAGTAGTTCAAAGGATTATCGAGGATGATGGCAATGTGACTTTCTCTGGTGGCAAGTTTTCTGAAGCACAAGTTAAGTTTATTGAAAACCATCCAGACATTGATCCTAAACTTAAAAAGCAAGTTAAGGAGATCAATGATAACATGGGCAATGGTAATCAAATTTTAATCGATTACTATGCGGCAACAAAAAATCGTTACCGGAAAAATAAGAAGACCGGCAGACGTTACCGTATGAGGGTTTACAGTTCTGGGATAAAAGGGCGAAGCAGATTTATGGTTCCTTATTCCTGGGAAATTTCTAAAGCAGGAAATCTATTTGTAAGATCTTTGGATGTCTCCCAGATGGAAGCTAAGTTAGGTAAAATGAAAAATCACCTGGAACCCTGGCAGGGTAACAGGAATGCATTTTGGCAGGATGTATTAACTTATACTCGTAACCTGGACAGAGAAAATCCAATACCAAGTAAAGAGCTTTTTGGTAAAGAGAAACGAAATATTCTTAATCAGTTTTTTAATGCCAGGGGGAGAGAGGCAACAAACCCATTAGCACTTGGTAAGACAATCAAAGATAAAGATTTTTTAATACGATCATTTAGAGCTGATCGTATTGCTAAATGGGATCCAAGACCTGACAGGGATTTCATTCCATTTAATGAAGATATCTATGCATTGAATCAGCAAAATTTCATGCCGAAAGGGGATGTCAGTACCTGGCATCGAGATGCTGTTGGTGATGTTGAAGAGAATCTAAGACTTGCACAGGCAAGAAAACCTAAAACAGGAGTTGCCAAAAATCCTGCAATTAGATTTGAAGATGCCCAGGGTAAACCAATTTACATAGGAGCTACAGAGAAGGATGGTGGTAAACCTTTTGCTGGATGGGCTGAAGAAACAAAGATCTGGTTATCACCAGAAGAGATTAGTGCGGCTCGTCAATGGTATCGTGTACTAAACACTGAGTTTGAAAGAGTGTTCGGTAAACAAAAAGCTGGCAGGATGATGATGAGCTGGTTAGGGGCACAACAAAATGCTTCTCCCATAGCTGCACTAGCTAATGTTTTTAGGGTGCAAGATAGGCTTGCTGGAATTGTAGAGTTAGATCCTAAAACTGGTAAGGTATTAAAAGGTGGTTTAGCAGATGAAAAGATTCAACAGATCTTAACAGGCAAACTGCCGAAAAAAGGATTCGGACCAAAGCTATCAGACTTTGTTGATAGTGCTTATTTAAGAGAGACTCGCACCTTCATGGGAGGTGACAAAGCAGGAGGCAAACCTTTTGTAGCAGATGTACACACTGGTCGAGATTCTGGTCATGTGGATCACACAACTTTGTCTCGTTTAATACAGAAGTCTAAAGATGGTTTATTTATAGATGGTCAGCCTGTTAAAATCACTCCACTTGAAACAAAAAAAATAAAAGCAAAAGACAGGACACAAGAAGTTCCTGTTAGAGTGGGAATTGAAAGAGCTGATGGATCCAAGCAGGAGCTAACCAGTGACATGATTGGTTCACCTGGTAGTACACAATATGAGGGTATTTCTGTTTGGGGGAATAAACTTAGCGATTGGCTTAACGAAAATAATTTTGAAGGAGGAAACTGGAGTCCACTTGAAGCACAAGCGGCAGGATGGATGAGAATATTGAGGCAATACGGATTGCCTGAGTCAACTGTAGCTGAAGCAATGGTTACTAATACTCACCGAATTAGTGCGGAAGTTAATTATGATTATTCACAAGGACTTTCAAAAGAGTATCCAGTATTTAATGAACTTCCACTAGATGTTCAGCAAAAGATTACTAGAGATGTTTTAACTAATGCTACTAAAGATATAGCTAAGATTGTTGGTGGAAGTTTAAAAGTTCAATCCATTAAAACTGGTGTTGGATTTTGGCAAGGAACAAAATCACCATCAGTTCAAATATTTACATTAGGATCTCCTGCTGCTGCTGGAATTTTTAGAGACAGCCTTGCCTTAGTTAGCCAGCAAGGTGGAACCTTGTCAGTTCAGTTTGGCAAAGGAGGCAAGGATAAAAGAGCAGTTAAATTTAAAAGAACTAATGGCCAAGCGTTAACTCAAAAACAAATTGATTCATTAATGGAATCAATTAAAGGAGATAAAAAAGCCATGCGTTTGATGAGTGGATTCAGTGCCCATGCCACCCCAGATGACAAAGGTCTTCTGATTGCAGGGCTTTCTGGTAAGGGAGAAACCTATGTAGAAAAGATATTGACTGATTGGGCTGCAAGGCACAGGATCGATTTAGATGTTGATGGTTTAAGTGCCGTCACAGAAACGACAAGTAATGACTGGTCAGTCCAAAGAAACGGGGAAGGTTACCTTCCGAAAATTATCGAACGAGGAGGCTCTGAAAGAGCTAGGCTCGTCGATGATTACCGTAAAACCTACGTCCAGCACCTCGAAAACGCCTTCCAAGAACACGCCCCAGGATTACTCGATCCCACCAAGGCCCAAGAAAGAATATTAGGATCTGTAGATCCTCTCCCAAAAAATTTACAAAAAGCCCAAGGTGTTATTCGGAACCATTCTGGTTCGGAAGATGTAAATTATTTACCAGTTGATGGTAATTCTAAGACTAGGCGTGTACAGCAAATCTATGCTCGAAAATCTGGAATTGAATACAAACCACACGGTGGCTACTTCCCAGTAAATCCTGACTTGCTTTCCCAGGTTGCAGATTGGTTCCAGCAACAACCGCATGAGCCAGATAGTCCTGTAGTCCAGGCAAGTTACAAAGCTCTTAGAGATGAAACCCTAGCTCAATTTGATGCACTAAAAAAAGCTGGATTAAAATTTGAAGCCTGGAAAGGGGATGGTGAGCCTTACGCAAATTCCAAAGAGATGATGAAAGATGTTAGAGACAATAATCATATGTGGTATTTTTCTACTGACAAAGGATTTGGTGAAGATTCAATCCCAGGTGATCATCCAATGCTTGAAGAGATTGGTAATGGAATGGTGCTTAATGATGCTTTTAGAATTGTACATGATTATTTCGGGCACACTCCCCAGGGATTCCAATTTGGACAAAGGGGCGAGTACAATGCATACCTTGAACACTCATCAATGTACTCACAGCTTGCACAAGGTGCATTAGCTGCAGAAACCCTAGCACAAAACGCATGGGTAAACTTTGGATCGCATTTAAGGGGTCTAGATGGACGTGTACCGCTTGAAGGTGAGTCTGGGTATGTTCACCCTAGAAACCGTCCATTCGCTCAACAGAAGGCAACTGTGGTGCCAAGTGAAATTTTAAATGCGGCTGCGGCTGACACAACCTTTAAGCCTAGAGGGAAAATAGGTGATTCTGAATTTTTAGAGAATCAAATTGGTTGGAGAATTGTTAAAGCTGGAACTAAATACAGAGTTTATTCACCAGACGGTTCAATGGCTGGAGTTGGCAAGTCAATTGAATCGGCTGAAAAAATCGCAAATAAAAAAATAGGAAAATAATATGGCAAGAATTAAAGGTGGGCAAAGATTAATGCAGATGTCGCAACGGCGAGGCTCTGCTCCTCAAGCACAAACCAGGACAATGGTTCCTGGTGGAATGGCTGACAGAATGCAACAAGGTAGAGGGCCAGTAGGTGGAATACCTATGGCTGAACCTCAACTTAGACAAACTAAATCTAAGTCTGGAGGTATACTAAAAAATTTCGGAAAAAGCCTCTCAAATGTATTCGGCAAGATCTCACAAGCCTCTCGTTTGGCAAGACAAGCAGGAGAGATGCAAAGAATTGAAGGGGAGCTTGGCGGCATTGCAGGTCAAATCGATGGCATGACAAAAGCTAAACAACAATTTGACCAGGGAGTTGATGAATTGTCCCAGGCAATTGTTCAAAACCATATTGAAAGTGTGGGCTTGGATGCAATGATGGGAGAGATGAAACAGAACCAGGAAGCTCAAAGAGTTATGCGAATGATGCAAACACAAGCTCGCCAATCAGACACAACACCAGGCGATATAGCTGAACTTAATGTGTTAGGTGGTGGAGTTCAGGCGAATCAACAAAGTAATCTTATTCCTGCCAATGCGGTTAATTCTTTAATGAATAATCAAAAATCTGTTGCTGATTTTAAAGGTGCAGTGAACGCATATTCACCTCAAACTGGATCTGACTATCCAGAATTTGATTATGGCGAAGATGCTTTATATGAATTTGACAGATTGATTGCAGCAGGAGATTCATTGCCTGACTTTATTAAAATAAAACAAGGCAGAGGTAGATGGAGGGTAGTTGATGTAGCAAAAGAAATTCCTTCGTTTGCTCCATTTGTGAGATCTTCCTCAACGGAAAAACAACGCCGCGACATTCAATCTGAAATTAAAAGATTATCTAAATAAGAAAGATGAGTCTTGAATATTCCAAAACCGAAACGCATTCGCGTTCTTAATCTTTCTTGGAAAATAGAATTTGTTAATGAGGCTATTAGCCAAGCGAGTAATTCGCTTGGTTGGTGTGATTACGAGCGGCAAACCATTAGCTTGTTTGAAGGTCAGCCTGACCAGCAGATGGCAGATACGTTTCTGCATGAGGTTCTTCACTCGATATTTTATGGGATGGGCATCGATGTTACTAAGGATCTGGATGAAGAGGATTTAGTTCAAAAGATTAGCACTGGGCTTTGCACTGTCTGGGCTGCAAATCCAAATGCGTTTCGCTGGTTCCAAAGTTTATTATGAAAGGCTGGAAAAAATTTGTAGCTTTCGGAGACACTCATGGAGACATGAACCATGAGCCTAGCGTAAACAGTCTTATCAAATTCATAGATCACTTTAAGCCTGACATTAAAATACACGTTGGAGATCTTTTTGATTTTAGGGCACTACGCCAGGGCATCAAAGCTACTGAGTGCGATGCATATGATGACCTTCAGCGAGACACGCTAAGGGGATACCAAATCCTTGAGAAAACTAACCCTGATATTCTGCTCCTGGGAAACCATGACCACAGGATTGTAAGAGTCGCAGAAGAACATGCAAATGGGATAATCAGAGGAGCTGCCCAGGAAGGGGTTGCCAAGCTGGAAAAGTTTTGCCGTAAAAATAAAATACGGATATTTCCCTACCATTATGAAAAAGGTGTTTTTGCACTGACTGACACATTGCTTTTTGTTCATGGATATACAGCAAGTGTCAGGGCTGTAAGTGAACACGCTCAACACTTTGGGAGTGGTCCTGATAGCAGTGTTGTTATGGGACATTTGCATAGGATCGAAAGGCAGTCCGGTAAGTCTCTGGGAAGAGCCACGGGTTATTCAATTGGATGTCTGGCTGACTTTGAAAAAATGACCTATGCCCAGCATCGTCTCGCCACCTCGATGTGGGCACACGGTTTTTCCTACGGAGTTTACAATAGCAAAAGCCATAGAGTTTGGCTTGCTGAAAAGACAGGAGACAAGTGGATCCTGCCCACAGGAATTGAAGAATTATGATGAGCGATTGGATAAAAATTTTATCTCAGTTTGATGAGGAAGAAGTGCCCGAAGGTTGGGCTACTACTAGCCAAATTTCTGAAGAATTAAAATTGCCTATGGAAACTGTTTATAAGCGTTTGAAGCGAAGGCTTGCCAGGGGTGAAGTTGAAAAGAAATCGTTTATAATGAAGGGTAGAAAACTTAGCATCTGGAAACCAAAGAAATGTTAAACAATTACTGTCACCCACTGTCACCCATTTTGTCACCCAATGACTGACAGTTTGAGGTGTTTAATGATGCTTGGTGACAGTTCACTGAACGCTGTTTCTTAACAAACAGCGTTTTCTCTTAGTAAAAAAACAGAAAAAAGTTTCTTGAACTGGAACATTGATATATCTGTTTTTCTTAATAAATAAAGCGTTTTTTGCATCTCGTAATTTACTGTCACCCATTTTGTCACCCTTTTTTGTTGCCAAGTTTTTAAATTTGTTTAACATTTCGCCAGCCACCGGAAGGGGTTCTGATGGCAGAAAGGTACAAGACAGTATGAAAAATACAAAAGCAAATCGGCTCGCAATTCGCGAGGCAATCCTTAAACAACACAAGCATTCTGGTTGGTCAATTGATCGGCTAGAAAACTGCATCGTCTGCAAGACAGAAGGTGCCAGGGCAAACGGTAAATACTTCTTCGACTTGAAGATATTTAAAGGCACTGCAGCAAGGCCTACTTGCTATTACACCTTCTCTACATCTCAGCGTAGAGATGAATATGCTCAAGGAGTTATTGAGGGCATCAATAAGTGGGTTGAAAATCGCAAGCCAAAGAAGGCTGCGAAAGCAGAGGATCACTTTTATGTTGGTGATGTTCTCTACTCATCCTGGGGTTACGATCAAACTAATGTTGAGTTCTACCAAGTGGTAGGTGTCAAGGGTTCTTATGTTTCCTTTATTGAGGTGTGTCAGAATTCTTCTGACTTTCATGGTTCACCTTGTGGGGGATTAACACAACCTCGTAGAAACGAGTTTGTAGAGGATGCTCCGGTTATTAAAAAACTGGTTCAAGGTGATGGTACCGTTAAGGCACCAATCAGTGGCACTCTTTCTAAATGGGAGGGTAAGGCAATTCGCACCAGCTCATATGCTTGAGCTGGAGGGGCAACAAGAAAGGAATACAAGACATGACACTGGAAGAAAAAATTCTTAAAAAAGGATCTCACACATTTAAGGTGAATAGTGAGAAGCATCATATCACTGCAACCGATAAGGGTTACCATTATCGAGGCACGACTTTCCGTTTGCGGTCAGGTAAGTGGTATGTTCGTAGAAAGGGCAAGGGGGGATTTGATAAATCATCTGGAACTGCAGACCTAGCTACAGCAGTTAAGTTTGCTGATTCAATTCTAATTCAATTTGGCAAGGATCGAGGCGAGGCAAAGATCAAAGCAATAAAAGCTCTGGAGTCTGCATCGAGAAATGTTCGTACAGTCCGTGAGATATTTAATCTGTATTGGTTTCTTACTGATCGTAAAACGAAGAAACAAGTGTTTAAGGATTTCCTGGCTGCAAGTTATATTGGACAGAATAAAGAAGCTTGGCCTATATCTCCAGGGGATCCTGGGGCACAAAAAAGTCGTAAGGTTCTGGATATAGATGAATCATCAAAAAAGAAAATTGTGATTACAAGTGGTCATAAGTTTGTTGAGGCTATTCTGAACCAACCCATCGAGGACGCTTGGAACGATGATGTCACTGCCAGGTTCAAGCAGTTCACTCGTAGCCAAGCTCAATGCGAAGGCGAGAAAGGTAGCCAGGAATATGAGCTTGTTATTTACAATGAGAATGCACGTCTTGGTCGTGCTAAGGCTTTGTTCACTAAGGAACTAATTTCTGGCGAGAACAAGGCTGAGACATATCAGCTTAGTGATCGTGAGAGATTTGCGGTGAAATCTGCTAACGACATTCCTCAAATGGAGTGCAACTACAGTGTGCATTATGTTCCTCCTGCCGATGGGACTCATGGACAAAAAACCTGGGAGTTAACTAAGCGGGAGTTTCAGCATTTTGCAAACTCACACTTACCGGATGAGCGTAATATATTCCGATCAATATTACTTGGTTTAAATGGTGCCTTTAGAAACTCTGAGATTACTAAATTGAAATGGTCAGATATTCATGGGCAATTAATTTCTTTAAAGAAGGGTCAACGGAAAAACAAAAAAGGTAATACTATCCAATTAAGTAAATGGTCTTTAGAGCAGCTCCTAAAATTAAAAGACAAAAAGCATATTGATAATGGAGTTCGTATTGAGGATGTAGCAAATGCTAGTGGCTTTTGCCGGTCAACTACACAGGCAGTGCTTCATGCTCACCACCGTTATGAACTAGGTTTAGACAAATATCTAGGCCAGGGAGTTGCGGCTTGGAAAACTGGATGGAGCAAGAAAGCTTATAAAGAAATCGTGGCTGTAGCTGATTCAATTAATTATCAATATTGTCCACGCAATGGACAAGCACCTAAACTTGATGGCAGTGAAGCTGAAGACTTTGTCCTTGAAGGAACTGCATATCAGAGGGGTGAAGGCAATTGGAACCGAGTGAATGCTTTTCTTTTAGGTATAGGATGGAAAGATCCAAATGGTGGACAGAAATTGTTTTATAGGCTTAGGAAGCACCTTGGGTCCATAGTATACCAGAAGCTAGGTGTTGAGGCTGCAGCGAAGCTGCTAGGCAACTCTATTGCAGTTGTGGAACGTCACTATGCAACCTATTTCGACGTGATCGAAAATGATTGGCTAGATGACCTGGGGGATCTCAGTAAGGAGGACAATGTTATCGATATTATTGATAAAATTGTTGCAGCTTAAAACACTAATTAAAGATTGTTCCTCTCCCTAAAAGCTTTCATTTTTGGAGAGCGAGGGATCGAATCTTCTAATTCCTGTTTAAGTTTTGTTATAAACTCCTCTAGCGTCATGCCATACTCCTCTGCCGCAGCCTTGAGTACTTTTGGATTTGTTTCGTATCGAAACTCACTAATTGGAGGGAGTTTATCTTCATCTTTTTTCTTAAATAGATTTAGCATTTTTTGTATAAAAAATTATTAATTATTGGAATCCTTGGGGATAATTATTTGCGGTGTCTTTAATTTTACGATTACGCCATTTGTTCTCAATGTAAGCTTGAGTTTGTTCGCAATCGCTATTCATTTGATCCACAAAATTGCTCCATGCGTCTTGTGTGGCTTCAGGAGCATTTTCAAGGACTTCTTCAAAATCTTTTTTAGCCAGATAGGCGTTCACTACATCTTTTTGTAAAAATTTAAAGCGTTCCGCTAGCCATTTAACATACGTCAGATCAGTTTCATTTTCTATTAACATAGATGCATGAACGTGATTTTTAGAATGAGGAAATCCATCAGAAATTTTTTCAGCACCCATATATTTTGCTCCCTTCCATTTCGCAGTCAGGGTGGGTTTGCTAAGAATTACAAATCCTTTTTTAGTAGACAGGTGAAAAACTAATGCATCTGGTTTTCTTAGGCTTTCAAACTTTTCATGTTCCTCGGTTGGGTAATCCGACATCTGATATTCAGTGTATCCAATGTAAGCTCCGTCATCAGAATATTTTGCCACACACCTTAAAATAAAATCACCAAACTGATCCGTTCGTGGGTCGTTTTCAATTTTCCAATGCCACCTCTCAATAAGTTTCGACCCCTCCCAAATTTCATATCCTGCCGGAAATTTTTCATCAACTTTGGCAAAACCTTCACTTGGATGCTCTCTCTGCCGATCAAACCAAATAACTTTTCGGTCAGATTTTTCATCAACCTTATTAGCAAAATTATTTGTGCCATACCAAGTGGTAGTAATCGTCAATATAAATATAAGTCCAATTGCTCCGTAATATCTGTAAGACCAACACTTAGAATTTTTGTCAAAACGCTCATTTGCATTTGTTTCTGCACAACCTTGATTGTAAATAACACTTGCAATCCCTTTATCATTTTTATTTTCAGTCATTTTTTTATTTTATCTCTTTTTTAGTGAGGTCTAGCTCCTCGTTGATAATTTAAAAAACATTCATTGTTTTATTTATTATATTTTACTCCTAATTTTTTTGCAGTTTCCTCAAAAATTTTATTAGTTCTAGCCATTGCTTCCGCAATAGACATGACGGCATCTGAGTTTGCTAACTCAGCGACCTCGTTTAAATCAGTAGCTTTACCAACAATTGGATCCTTTAAAGCCCTGGCACAAGCCAGGTTAATCCATTCATTACAACTCATACCAGCCTCCTTGGAGGCAACTTCAATTGCCTTCCAAAATGGGTCACTACACCTAAATGAGCGTAATGTTTTTTTAGGTTTTGGCATAAATTGTTAAACCTGGGGATAAGCCAAGTCTAATATCTAATTTTTTTTTGTTAAACATTAATCAGTACCGCGAACGGTTGATTCTTCTAATCCTTAGTAACAATGGGGTCAAATTAAATCTGTTAACAGCTTGTTAACTTTTAATGTTTAACATTGTGAATACTGTGAAAAATTAATGTTTGTGTTGTCATGTAAAACACGACTACAAAAGAAGGCATGAGCCAACTGCAAACAAAAAAGCACAAAACTAGGGGGTTTAGAGTGGATCCTCAGACAGACAGGCTCTTGAGGGATGGGGCTAAAGTTCACAAGGGTATGTCTAAATTTTTAAGAGCTGCAATTTTAAATTACTGGGGTCTGGGGGAAGAGCCTCCAAAAAATGAGCAAAAATGATTCACAACTTTTGCAAGAGCTACCTTCAGCGATTCGTAAAAGTTTCGCAGGACGGGAAGCAATCCCTAAACCATTACTGGAATGGATTGGACGCATTGCCCCCACATTTGAATATGCTTACACAACTAAGCAGTTTGCAGAATCTAAAGGTTACAGATCAATGACTTATGCTTTCACTAAAAAAGAATATATAATGATGGAGAAAGTGCTTGGTGACATTAGCGAACAGAATTGGATCCTGGTTAAGAATAAATACGGATTAGAAATTTGGGTAAAATGAATGATCAATTAAAACTAGATTGGAGTGCCTTAATATTTGATGGCTCAGATGTAAAGCAAGGCAGGGATAATTGCCGGCTTAAAGGGCAATTAAAAAGGGTTCACAAATGCATGATGGATGGTAAGTGGAGAACCCTGGGAGAGATCGAAGAGGTGACAGGAGATCCTCAATCATCAATTTCAGCACAGTTAAGAAATCTTCGTAAGCCACGTTTTGGAGGGCACGAAGTAGTAAAGCGTTATGTGGAAAGTGGTTTGTATCAATACCGTTTAAATGCCACTCGATAAAGAAGTTCAAATTTGGGAATACAAAATGAGATATTTAAAATCATACATAGTTTTTATAGTAGCAACATTAGCCATAATGTTTTGTTTAGGCTTTTTATTAGGGATACTTGGGGCATTTTTCGCAAGTTCCCCGCAAGCATTTCAAGCATCACTGCAAGCAGGATCAATACAGCTAATCATACAAATCATTTCAATAATAGTTGGATTTTATTGTTTTAGATATTCAGTACAAAAATTTATCGAATAAATAAAATATTATTATGAACAATGTAAATAAAAGCAAATTGGGTCAAGTTAGTTTCAGGATTTATCAGCATCATTTAGATTTGTTAAAAAATCTTAGTGAAAAGATCGGTTGTAATAGAACTAAAATAATTGAGTACATAATTGAAGTGATTGCAACACTGCCTGAAAGCGAATTGATAGAATTGGCAGAAGATTTTCGTTTAATTGAAGATCATTACGAAAAATCTAAGAACGCTGCCTTTAAACGAATTGCGTTTAAAAATTTAAGAAATAATGAATGATCAACAATTTTTTCGCAGAGAAGAAGCTGCAGAATTTTTAAGAGTCAGTCTATCAACAATAGATCGAATGCTTAAATGTGGTGACCTCAAAAAAACATATTTGAGGCCAAGAGTCCCACTGATAACACGGGCACAATTAGTAAAGCGTGTGAGACTTGGTGGATAAAATTCGGGACACCCTCAATTAAGAAGGTGCCCCTGGGTACAAGACAAGTTAGCACGAAGCTAACTGACGAAGAAAAAACTAACATGGGAAAAATAAGTAGTACAGGAGAAGCGAGTGCAACTGCAGAAGCTGGATCCTGGGAACAAGTAGAAGTAGGAATGCACGATGCTATATGCATCGATTGGTACCATATACCAGAATACAACGCTGGTGATTTTGGTGTACAAGAACGAATAGCAATTGATTTTATGGTTGGTCAAAAGACGGCTGACGGTGAGCCAATGACAATTCGCAAAACATATAATAACACTACATCTTCAAGTGGTAATCTTTATAAAGCATTAAAATCTTGGAGAGATGAAAAGCCTGTTGATTTTAGTGATTTTCATTTTGATAAATTAATCGGTGTCAAAGCTACAATTATGATTGATGACTTCACTCCTGAAAATGGTGGGGGCAAAAGAAGTTACATTTCTAAAATTAAGCCACCTAAAAAATCTAATGATTTAATTATTGATGCATCATTGAAACGCAAGTTGATGACTAAAATAGATGGTGAGTGGCAACTGGTGCCGGCTGAAGAAGTGTCAACTCCAACTCCCGCACCAGCTCCAAAGAAAACACAACCTCCAGCTCCTGCCCCTGCACCCCAGGTAGTAGAAGAGGAGGATGACGATGTCCCGTTTTAAACGAGAACGGACAACGACCTTTCCAAAAATTAGCGACGAAGATTTGAAGGATAGAGTGTATATTAATGAGCCTACATTTTTCGACATCGAAACCGGCCCTATGGATGCCGATGACTTGGAGCAATTCGTGCCAGATTTCGAGGCACCAAAGAACATCAAGGATGAAGAAAAAATTAACAAAGCCATCGATGCGAAACGCATCGCTTGGCTTGATAAGGCAGCACTCTCGCCACTCACAGGGCAAATCATTGCAATCGGTCTTCTCAGGGACGGGAAGTACACAATACTCGAAGGACGTGAGTCAGATATCATCAATGACTTTTGGACTTATTGGAGGAATTATGATCCACAGCCTTTTATTGGTTTTAATATTCGCAAGTTTGATTTGCCTTATATTATTCGCAGGGGTTTTCACTGTGGCGTTGACTATCCGCGAAATATTCTCCAGCAAAACAGATACTGGAGAGATAACATAATTGATCTAATGGATACCTGGGCATGTGGAATTTTTAACGAAACCATTTCCCTGGATAACTTCTGTAAGTTTTTAAAAATCAAAGGCAAGTCTGGTAACGGGAAACACTTTAGTGAGTTGTATAAAACTAATCCCGAAGCTGCTATCGATTATTTAAAGAACGATCTAAAAATAACTGAAAGAGTTTGGGAGAAAACGTGTGGGTAAAATTAATTCCAAAGCTAAAGGAAAAGCCAATGAGCTTAAAGCTGTTAACATACTCAAAGAGAATGGAATTGAAGCCAGACGTTCGCAGCAGTTCTGTGGTCGCAATCCCGATGCGAGTGATATTCTTACTCCAGAGTTTCCTAGCTTATACTGGGAGATCAAAGGAGTTGAATCTCTCTCTGTTCAAACAACGATGGAACGTGCCCGTGAAGACTGTGCGTCCAAGGATCCAGTACTTATATGGTTCAAGAACAGAAAGAAACCACTTGCGATAATTGAGTTCGATCATCTTATCAGACTTCTTAAAGACAATAAGCGTTTAAATGAATTGATTAATGGATGAGTGTAAACAACGTCTGCCACTTCCTGCACTTATGTCCAAACTTGGGTATGGTACAGAGTATCAGAAAGCATCATGTCGCTCTCCATTTCGTGATGAGAAAAATCCTTCTTTCGGAATCTTCCAGCATGATGGTAATTGGTTCTTTAAAGATCATGGCACTGATGAGTCTGGTGATGAGGTTACATTTATTGAACACGCATTAGGCTTATCTAATCGTGACGCTATTAAAAAATATAAGGAGCTTGCTGGCTGTGATACTCCCAGGGAAAAAAGTAAATACCTGGCTGAGTCCTGGGAACATCCCTGGAATGAATGCGTTAGACGTATAACTCAGAAAGAAATTGATGAGCTTGCTGAGTGGAGAGGTTATCGACCTGAGTTTTGTCAATGGCTAAAAGATTCCAGGTTAATAGGCTTAAAGGATGGCTTACTATCAATGCCTATCAGTATCGCTGAGATCAACCTGGGCAAATGGCAGTTTGAATTAATCACAGGCATACACCAGAGGCGTAAGGATGGTTCCTGGCGTATCTATGGAGGATCGATGGAACCTTTAGTTATTGAAGGATCCAAAACCCCTACACAACAATTTATATTTGAATCTCAATGGGATGCATTTGCTTTGATTGATGCACTTGGTGAGCAGAGAGATACCAGGATTATAATTACCAGGGGAGCAAGCAATGGTGGTTTAGTAATTCCTTTTAATTTAAAATTACCCACTACACTCATCATGCAAAATGATGAGGAGAAGAATGGTAAAGTCCCTGCAGAAGTGTGGGCTGACAAAGTGGAAGCCACACTAATCAAGGCACCTACCCGTAAATTATATCCACCTAAAGAATATAAGGATCTTAACGATTGGATCCGTGATATTAAGGGAGATGTAATTAGTGAATTAAATACCTGGCTAAATTCTAAGCCAGAAACTCAAAAAAAAAACGATAAGGTATGTTGGGACACTGCATTATTTTGGAATGCGGAGAAAGATCCCGATGCATTGCTTGGCAACAGATGGCTTTGCAAAGGTGGAAGTTGTCTGTGGATTGGAGGCAGTGGGATTGGGAAATCAGTTTTAAGCATCCAGGCTGCAATCACCTGGTCAATCCAAGCGTCATTTTTCGGGATAGAACCCTGGAAGGCTCTGAAGTCAACTATCATACAGTCGGAGAATGATTTTGGTGATGTAGCCGAGTCAATGCAGGGCATTGTTAAAGGGATGAGCTATGAGAAGCATATCGATACCATTAAAGAGAATGTAAATGTCTACACTGTAAATGGGCTGTACGGTCATTTATTTATTTCACGCTTAGAACAAATCATCGAGGAAGAGGAAACTGATCTAATTTGGATTGATAACCTTTTAAGCTACTTGGATGGAGAAGTGAACAGTCAACAAGACGTAATGGCCTTTCTAAACCCTTTAAGGGAATTGGCAATACAGAAGGGAGTAATCATTATGCTAATGCATCACACTGGTAAGCCTAAAACAGATACTAAATCAACAAGCAACTGGGGAGCAAATGAATGGGCTTATGCTGGCCTGGGATCCAGTGCATTAACCAATTGGGCCAGGGCAGTCATGGTTTTGGTGAGTCATTCTGGTGAAGACAAGAAATATAGCTTATATGCCACTAAGAGAGGCAATAGGACCGGTTTAAAGTCATTTACTGGAGAATACACAACTAAAATGCCACTTAAACATAGTAAATACGGTTTATGCTGGGAGGAAGATCTGGAAGTATTATGAATGATCGAGATTATGATAATGATGAATTAGAGACACCTAAATGGGAGTGTAAGAAGTGCGGTGAAGATTGTGATGATTGTAATTGTAAATAACTATGAATGAGAAAATCCATAAGGTTAGTGATAGCGGTCATAGTCATGCAGATGTTGGGCACCAATTTAAAATGGATTTAACATATAAAATTAGGCTCAAGGTTTTGAAAGGGTATTGGGATCCTACACCTAGCGAGTATCAAATGATTCGAGAGTATAAAAAGAGTGGATTATCTCCTGCTAAGTTTTTGAAAAAATATAAAAATTAATGAAAGTACACATTAACACTATTTATAAAGTATCAGTACAACACGCTATTAGATATATAAATTTTCATGATGTTTATCCTTCGGATTTAAACATCTACAACATACTTAAATTTCAGATGGATCATGCTGAAGATTGCGGGTTCCAAATACCTAGAAATTGGTCAAGGCAGAAGGGGATAAATAAGATAAAATATTTACTTAAAATTAAAGGATATAAGAATGAAAAAAATGAAGAGACTGGTGCTTTTTATATTCCTGGTAAATCTATGCGGATGCCATTCAATTGAATATAAGCATGAACCAAATGAAGATAGATTTAACAATCTTCGCCCCGCAGCCCTAGCGGAGCGGGCGAAGATAAACATGGGATAATGTATTTAATGGAATTGTTGGAAATTCAATTTTAACGACCTATGAAAAAACTTGTCAAGCTATCCCGTGTTAAACATTTTGCCCTCACTCTTTCCTGCCAAGTCCTGACCCTCTCAGGCAACTGTTACACGACGTTATGAAGAGTGAGGTGCTTTCCAAATGCCGGCTAGTCAGGTTGACAAAGATCATGCAAGACATTCTAAATTAATAGCGAGATGAGTAAGACTAAGTCAAATGTTGTCATATGCGATAACGGGAGACGCAATACCCACTTATCAAACAAGGATCCTGAGAAATACCAGGCTATTGTGGATGCATTGATAGAAGGGGATCTAAGTATGCCAGGGATCGCTGCAAAGTATGGTGTAGCGAAGGGCACCATCCAGCAAATAAAACATGACAATGCTGAGAAAATACCTGACTGGAGACAACGCACAGAGAAGGTATTGAGTGATACAGTTGTTAAGATGGCTAAAGATCTTGATAAGAATTTTGAGAAGATTCCACCCCAGAGTAAGGCGTTATCACTTGCTATCCTTTCTTCAAAATTGATGGAGATCCAGGGAAATAGTAATGGCCAGGTACATAAACACGTCCATATCCACAATCATGGAGCTGTAAATGATCTCCTGGCTGGATTAAGGGACAAGAATACTCCCGCTGATGGAATACGGGACGCTAATGTAAGTAACTGATTAATAATGATTTACCAATTCATTAAAATAAATGTCACCCCGTTTGTCACCCTGGGTACCCCATTTGATAGCCGGGTAGGGGGGGAGGGGGTTAGGGATTTTTCTGTGGAAAAATGCAGGACGCATTATCCCATTTAAATTTTTTTCCAAAAAAGAGCCATGATTGAGCCAGAAAGAAACATCCCCGAAACTGATTTTGCTGATCAATTAGGTTTGCCCCGTGAGGAGTTAGCCAGGATCCGTAAGGGTGATAATTACTTACTTGGACATCATTGGGACAAGGATGGGGCAAAAATTGTTTGGCTACCTCGTGGCAAGGAGCTTCTCAGGGAGGAGCTTGGTCTTACTACCGGCCCTAAAATTGGTGATAAGGCCGCTGGCAGGGTTATCGCTGATTATTGCCCTAACCAGAGAATAATTAGGATGATTATAAATGACGAGAAAGAAGATGTTCAGTGCGATCCAATGGATAAGCCATTGCTGAAATCGCCGATGACAGTTCCGGTACAATATAGTGCAGCGGGTTGGAGGGTGGCTAGGAGTCCACGTTTGTAATGGATCGTGAAAGAGAGTTGGAAAGATTATTATTCAAAGTTATATGTCAGAATGAGGTTTTACAGTCTGAGCATATGAAATTAACGGGTGGAAGATATGTATTTGAGGAATGGATAGGTAATGAGTGTGTTGATTGCGATATTGAAGGCTATCCCAGCATTAAAAAGCCTGGGGGAGATGTTAGAGAGGAATATAAGGCGAGGAACAGTTGAAAAACGGCGTAAAAGGAAGATGGGCAAGGTTGATGCCGCGATTGCTGCTGCTTTGGTTAATGATTCTAAGCGGGTGCCTGTCAATGAGGTTGGACAAGACGGGAGAGCTGATGAGGAATCATCCAAAGGGGTTTAAAGATGCTGTTAATGCCAGTGCTGAGTCAGAGAAATTTGTTAGAGACGCATTGAAAGTGATTATTGATTTGGAAGCTAAATTAGAAAACCAATGAAACAGGGTTGGACACCTACAAAGCATCCAGTTTTGGAACTTCCCAGTGATGAGGAGCTTGCAAAGCTGGTTAAAAATAATGGTGAGGAAGCTGTTAGGGATTATTTGCTTAAAAGAGAGGAAAAGATCCGGTTGGAGCGGGAAAATCCTTTTGTCCACGGGTTTGAGCCTCCGCATTGGCATCGAGCCGATAAAGCATTGGAGAAGGTTGATGAATTATGTGTTTTAGGGGGTAACAGGGCGGGAAAATCTGAGTGGGCAGCAAAAAGGATGGTTGAACTGATGGTGAACATCCCAAATGCCAGGATTTGGTGCCTTCACACTACTTCGATGAGTTCAATCCAGATGCAGCAACCCTTGATCTGGAAATATGTGCCTAATTCATGGAAAGCGATAAAAAAGAGTAAACATTGTAATATAAATTTTGGCAGTAAAAGCGGATTTGCTATGAATGCTTGGTTAGGCCCGAATGGATCCATGATGACCTTTTTAAACTTCGCCCAGGAAAAAAGAGTGGTTGAAGGAGGGGAAATTACTGCTTGTTGGATTGATGAGGCTATTGATGAGCAGAGTTTGGATTGGATTGAGACATTACGTTATCGGTTGGTGACCAGGAGAGGCACAGAACCAGGTGGAGGTAAGATGCTTGTGACTTTTACCCCTATTACGGGATATTCTCCTGTGGTTAATGATTATTTAGCTGGGTCACAGATTACAGAGACAGAAGAGAGTGAATTATTGCCAGAACAAAATGTAAAAGGGGTTCCGGTAGGACATATGCCGGTTGAAGCGAAACATCCTTTTAAAAATTCAAGTGTAGTTTGGTTTCACACAAAACATAATCCTTACAACCCTTGGCCTCAGATGATCAAGCAGTTGGAGGGTAGGCCAAAGAGTGAAATAAAAATTAGGGCTTACGGTTGGGCAGATAACACCGCTGGAGCAATGTTCCCGCAATTTAATCGGCACAATATTATTCCTGCAAAGGATATCCCTAAGAAGGGCACTCGATACATGGCAATCGATCCTGGTCAGAATAAAAATTATTTTTTTGTGTGGTTATTGGTGGATCCAGAGGGGCGTAAGTTTGTTTATCGTGAATGGCCCGATATTGAGGTTGGAGAGTGGGCAACTCCAGGTGGAAAAGACGGTAAGGTAGGTATAGCCCAGAAACTTGATGTAGTGTTGGGGGTTGACCAGATAATCGAGATGGTAAATCGGTTGGAGGAAGGTGAGGAAATTTTTGAGAGATATATTGATCCGCGATTTGGAGCTTCCCAGGTTGTAGGCAAAGAAGGTGGGACTTCAATTATTGATTTGCTCAACTTTGCAGGGATGCACGTTGAGCCTAGTGCTGGGATTCGCATCGAGCAGGGAGTGGCTACGATTAATGAGTGGTTGAGTTACAATGAGAATGAACCCATCACAAAACTTAATGAGCCTAAACTGTATATAAGTGAGGAATGTCAGAATTTAATTTATTGCATGAACGAATGGAAAAATGTTGAGAAAGATGGTCCGACAAAGGATCCATGCGACACCCTCAGATATATTGCTGTTATGGATCCTTGTTACATGGACGCTGATGTACCAGCGGTAAGTGCGGGAGGTTCGTATTGAAAGAATATCCTCCACTATTAACAAAGAGTGAAGCATTAGAGCTTACGGGGTTGCAGCCACATTACCTGGATAGGTTGCGGAAGATGAATTTGGTGAAAGTATATAAACTGCAGGGCACTACAAGAAGGAGTGAATGCAGATATTACAAAAACGATTTGCTTAAACATTTAAAGATGGATGAGCAGGGAAACTACAAGGAATATGATTAATGAGTGAATACAAGGACAACTTGGCAAAGGCCGGCGATAAACCGGATGTATCAGAGTTGGTTAGCGAATTTCGCAGAGCCATCAGTGACGGTTATTCGTTAAACCGTTTAGCGGATAACGATGAAGTGCGTTATGCAAAATGGGATGGTCAAAGTACTGATGGAAAGAAGTACTCAAGCAATTTAAATGAAGGCAGCAAAGCGTTCCCGTTTGAAGGGGCACATGATGCCAGGGTTTTTCATGTTGATGAGGTGATTAATACTC